TCCTCACTATCCCCCGCTACCGGCAGAAGCTCCCACAAGCTCCCACAAGCTCTCGCAAGCTCTCACAAGCTCTCGCAGAGGTTCGCAGAGCTTCGTGAGCTCTCGCAGAGCTTCGTGAGCTCTCGCAGAGCTTCGTGAGCTCTCGCAAGCTCTCGCATACCCGTACGGGGGAAGCGGCGAGTGCCTGGGGTCGGAAAGCCACTCACACGACTTCAGCAATTTCGGTTTCACCTCCTGCGCCTTCTCCATGCGCCTTCTCCAAGCCTTGCATATCCCGCCTATGCGCAGCACGCAGAGCGTATGCGCCAAAGGCGCAGCACGCGAAGCGCAGCACTGCGTAGCACTGCGTAGCCCAAGCCTGAACCCACCGAACCCGCAAATCCCCGCAAACGGCCCTAGAAGCCTCTCTGAGCCTTTCTGAGCCTTTCCACGTAGGGTAGCCTACCCCTACCCGAAAAAACGGCTCAGAGAGCCTCTATTCGCGTCCTAGGGCCATTCGCAAAGCGGTAGGAGCCCTCGATTCCGCTCAGCAGGCTCTGAGGCTTGCCGAAGGTCTATGACCTGAGCCTCGCTAGCCACCAAAAGCCTCATCGAGCAGCAGGGGCCTGGGGCCACAAAGCCCCAGGCCCTAGCCACTGCTAGCCACCAAAAGCCAGGAAAGCCTTGCCAGCACTGGGAAATCCACCAATTGTTAGCTAGCTATCGAATAGCTGAGGCTAGCCAGCTACCAGCAGAGCTAAAGCCTCAGAACCCGCAAATGCCCGTAAAAGGCCCTAGAAGCCCGCTAGAGCCGTTTTAGCATCGAGTACGTAGGGTAGGATACCCCAGGGCCTAAAAACGGCTCTACGGGCCTGTATTCGCGTCCTAGAGGCATTCACGAGGGGATGAAGTCCCCGAGTTACTCGCAAAGCGGTAGGAACCTGTTATTCGCAAGGTACGCAGTACCGAGCTACTCACAGGATTGGGTAGATCGCACCCTGCTCGGTAGCTCCTTGCTAGCCTCAGGCAAGAGCAGCACCTCAGGCAAATTCACAAGGGCGGAGGAGGGGACTATAGGGGTGGAGGTGGGTTCCTGAGGGTTTCTAGTACCTGCGAGTACTGCACAAGCTCTATCCAAGCTCGGAGAGATGCTAGGTACCAGCACTAGCTCTCGCTCAGGTACAAGCTGAACCTCAGGGATACCAGCTACAGGTTTCTCTACAATCGTTACCTGAGGAATAGGCGAGGAAATAGCATCTCGTACTCTTTCCAATTCCGCATCAGAAATGGAGCTAGAGCTACTCGGAGTAGAGCTACAAGCAGATAGCACAATACAGCTAGCAGCTAGCAGAAAGCTCTTATAGGATTCAATTCGCATTCTCTTTCTCCTTGAGAGAGTATTCTATTTCGCTAAGAAGATCGAGAGCTTTCTGCATCTCAATCCTTTGAAGCGCATAGAGATTCTCTGCGTAATCCGCTCTAGCTCTCTCAGCAATAAGCTCATCAGTAGTTGCAGAGAGCATAGCTTCGTATTGCTCGATAGAGGACTGCAAAGCAGCTACGGCTATGCGAGCATTATCATGCTCTTTAGCTAAAGCATCCTTGAGCTTTTGCATTCCCTTTACGCAATCTTGTTGATGCTTATCCAATAGCTCTCTCTGCTCTTGAATGACAGCAAGAAGCTTTCTTTCATTCTCAGAGTAAGTGCTTTGCATAAGCTCTATGCGCTCTAGCAAAGCATCAGCCATGCGCTTTGAAAGGATTGCATCAGCCGCTGCTTTATTGCGTTGCTCGATAGTTACAGCAAGCTCTTTCTCCGCTTTATTCCGAGCTATGAATAGGTGCAAGGAATAGCCTACAAAGAAAGCGAGGAAAGCGGCTATTGCGATTCTCTTTATCCGATCAATTAGCATTTGCTATCTCCTTGGAGTACTCAGGCCAGTACTGGCAATCAGCCAGGAACAGCTTGTATTCCGCCTCTCGGCGTTTCTGCAATCCAGGCAGAACCTGTCCTCCAGCATATACCCACCTACGAAATTCCTCAGCAGCTCCATAGCAATCGCCAGCATTCAGCTTACGCAAGAGCGTGCTGTTCTTGAAGTTACCAGCCCCGAGATTGAAAGTGAAATCCACTAGAGCATCGAATTGCTCTTGCGTAATAGGATGCTGAACGTATTTGCGAACAGCATTGGCAGCTTCTTCAGCATCAGCTCCTAGCCTATTCTCGCACTCTTGCAAAGTGGCTACTTGACCAGGCTGTACATTCTTGGTGCTGCCATAGCAAATCGTCCAGACACCCACAGGGTCTTTGTAAGCCTCAAGGCGCAATCCCTCGTAGGTAGTGATGAGAGCAACAGCAGCAGCTCCTGCGCTCAGTGAGGCAGCTTTGAATAGCTGCTTGGCAGCGCTTTGCTGCGGTTCCTGCTGCTGCTGAGGCTCCTGCTGCGATAACTCATGCTGCGGCTCATGCTGTGGCTTGGTATCAGCCAGAGCATCATCAGGCTTGTTTTCATTCTTGTTGCGATTGAAAATACGATTGAGAATCGTTTTCAGTAATGAGAACATAGCTACTCCTAGTCAATGTCGATTCCTAGTTTCCTATCTCTGTCTCGGATAGCCTCCAGCAAAGCAGCATGACGCTCAGCTTCCCTGCGAGATTCCTCAACCAAGCGAGCGTCATTTCTTTTCTGCTCCTTTATCTTCACCCAGGCATTCAAAAGGAATGTACCTGCGGTACTCAGAATGCCTACCCAAATTGCAAGCTCCTGCAATGTCAGACCTCCTATTGCAGTGGTAATCCATGAGCTGATATATGCCAAAGTAGTACTATTCTTTTGCAAAGTATCCCTCCAGAAGTTACTGCACCAGTTATGAAAGTCGTTTGTTGATTGCTGTACAGCTATGGCGGCTCTAGCTAGGACATTCATGGCTTTCCCCGTTATCTCCAAAGCCTAGCTCGAACGGGGCTAGGCCGGTTTCCTTGTCGTTTCAACAAGGCCCTAGTGCCGCTTGTGTGTTCTACTTCCAGCCCGTACCCCATAGGGTCTTGCAGGAACCGCTGTAATTCCTGCTGCTTGCGCATTTCCGCGGCCTTGTGTTCGTCTTGATCGAGTACAGCCTTGAACTCGCGCACAGCGCCAGCAAAAGCCTCTAGCCTGTCATCGTGCGGCAGAGAATTGCGGTCTGTGGTGATATTCGCCATCTGATACCAGAGGCTGTACTGCGCTCTCTGATCGAGGCTGTGCTGCTTCAAGTACTTCGCATCAGAGGCGAATACCTGCTGATGCACGACAACCCTATGCCGCTGCATGCTGGATACCAGCGAATCAATGATGCGCCGCTCTTTCTGTCCAGTGCTGTACTCACCCTTGATGTTGCTAGCAAGCTCTGGCATACCGTGCTTGTTGAAGATAGCGCGTAGGTGCGTCTCGAAAAGGCCATGCCCCATGTTCGATTCCACCTTGATGCGCGTAACATTGTTGCGCTTGGCGACCTCTACAAGCTCTTGCTCATTCTCTGGCGTAAGGCCACCTTTCAATCCGCCAGCATCCAGTACATGTACATACGGACCTACCGCAGTGGCTACAGCAAATCCGATCTCGTCAGCACCGCCGCCAGCAGGGTCTATGTACATGCAGATGTCTTTAGGGCGCACAAAGGCGCTTTCGCTAGGGGCTGCGTAGTACATTTTTGCACCGGGCACAGGGAAGTCAGGCCCAAGGGTTACTTCGTACTTTGCAGCGGCTTGCCAAGCTACGATCTCTGGTAGGGTATCCGCACCGAAATTGGCCACTACAAGGTCCGAGAGCTTGAGCTGCAAGCGCACAGCATCGACCAGAGAGGTATCCAGCATGTACTGCAACTGGAAGTCCTCTGGCCCCTTGTCCAGCTCTTTCTCAATCAGCTCCTCGTCCGTGTAGCGCAGAGGGTCAGTAGGCTGTCCGCGAGAGCCGTCTATACCGCCACCAGTGCGCAGTGCAGGGTTCTCCTGCATGGCTTTGACGATACAGGGCGCTAGACGCCCGTTGTAGCGGCTTTCTTCTTCCTCGGTAGGGTACCTACCAGGCCAGATGCGAATATCGAATCCACGCTGCGGTAGCGTGTTGTAGATACTGTCCTTGCTCTGTGGGGTACCGAGGTACAGGATGTCTCCGTGCGTACAGATACTAGAGAACTCCTTGGTGGCTTGCAGAAGCTGCTGGCGTTGCGTAGCGGACAGGCCATTGCGGTTGCTCTCAACGTCATCCGCAATCAGCAGGTCAGCACGCTTACCAGGCAGGTTCGAGGTGATACCGACACAAGCGATACTCGGAGACTTGTCTAGTCCCTTGAGTGCGTAATGCACGTCAAAGGCGGTTACGCTAGTGCGGTCTCCTTGCTGCTTATCAGGTCTCAGGCAGGTGAGAATATCCCACGTCATGATGCAGCGCACGATTAGCGTAGCATCTTCGAGGGCTTGATCTTCACCTGCCGAGACGATAAGGACGCGAGTGCTAGGGCGTTGTATGAGCCGCCAGACCGCGTACAAGCACGCTAGCGTCGATTTCGCCTCGCCACGCTGAGCCATCACCATACGCAGACGAGGACCGGATTGCATGTACTCAGCAATGTCCTCTTGGATTGGCGTAAGCGAAAAGCCAAGGAAACGCATTGCATCAGCAGCAAAGTCCTTGAAGTCAGCGTATTGCTCGGCAAGAAGTTCTGCGTGCTTGAAACGCAGTTGAACTGGCATGCTCATACTAGCTCCTGTCAGAAGTCATCCTCGTCGATTGGAAAGAGGGCCACAGGCCCTGTGCCGGTCTTGATAGCCTCAGAGCCTTGCTTGAGCTTGGCACGCTGCCGTTCCTCGGCGGCTTGCTTGAGGCGTTCGCGCAGAGCGTGCAGCTCATCAGCATCAGCAGGGTCAGCGGTAATCGCGTTGTCCTTGAGGAACTTGATGGCCGCACCGAGTGTTGCGGCATCCGTAGGAACTCCATCCTGCATATCTTGCTCGATGCGCTGCTTCAGTGCAGCAGCAATCAGCCGATGCAGCTCAGCAAGCTCTGCGACGCTAGCTGCGGTTTTCTTCTCAGCCATTGGCGTCTCCTTGTGCGGTTAGGGAAATTCCATGCAGTCCTACACCGTCCGTGAGGGTGCTTGTGTCGAGCTCCATGCGCCATAGCGCCGCGCTGATCGTTTCGTCTGGGTGGCCTTTGCCGAGCTTATCTATATAAGGCTTGCCAATATGTTTGTAGCTACTTTCGTAGTAGCTGCCCATAACTAGAGCAAGCAAGAACGGATTGCTACGTTCCCAGACGTCGGCGCTGTATTCAATTTGAGCGCGCCTCTTTTCGATGGGGGTCGGCAATGGCTTCGATGGCTGCTTGCAAGGGTGTCCAGCATGCCCACTTGCAGCAAAGCAAGCTCTGCTTGGCGGCGGCTGCAGGATGTAGGTGCAGGCGGCGGTGCGGATGGTCATGTTGCCAAGTTCGACATAGCTTTCCACGTTCCTGGCGTTCCGTCCGCAACGCATACCCACCCAGGAGTGCCACCTGCCGACGGGTTGATGTTCCAGACTATTGATCCTTTACCCCATGATCCAGTCGTCGGTGCGGCTGTCGCATATCCAGTCTTGACGGAAGCCCTTATTTCAGTTGCACCCAAAACAGGCTGCGTAACACCTGTATCAAGGTACACATTATTTGATCTTCCACTTGTAAATGTGTTACCGGATATTAGAATTTTTGGGTTGTCCGCAAAAACAATAATCGGGAATACCGTGCTAATCGCATGCCTGAAGATGTTATTTTTGATCTGCAAAACTCCGTTACTAAAGCTTGCATCTATTCTCAGACCAACCCCGTAGAATCCAATCAATTCATTATCAACGAAAACAACCGGATTAACGGAAGATGTACCTCTAAAATTAATTGGCGCAGTCCCGTTTATATCGACTGTCGGCCTCCAATGAAAAATATTGTTGCTGATTATGCAGTCATTGCAATTATTAACGTTCAGGTAGCTTCTGTTTACTAAGCCGACCGTAGGATCATTTGGTGATGCAATGTTGATTTTTGATTGCCAGATGTTTCCTGTGACAACCACCCCCGTGCAGTTTACAAGATGGTCCGTAACATAAGCAACGCTCGAACCGTCTGCCTGAAGCATTTTGTTGTTGGAGATATAAATATTTGACGCACCCACTATGGAAAACATATCCATAAACGTATTTGATCGCGTCAACAAAGGTGTGTTCGTAAGCGTGTTGTTTACGATACTGATTCCGTTTGCACCAGGGGAGAGCGCGCTAAAAATTCCGATCCCTTGGACACTGTTGTTGGAAACCAGTACGTCATTTATTGGGTTAGATAATGTGCCGCCAACATTGATAATGGTGACAAACCCGGTAACGGAGTTGCATTTATTGTGTGAAACAACAAGGTTTGTGATTGTTTGTGGAGTGCCTGTGTTTGGCTCCATCAATATGCACGAATTCACATATGGGATCGGCTTGTAAATACTATTTCGCAAAACGTATAAACCTACGCAATGCGTCGAGGTTACAGCACCCCTAAATGGGTTATGCAACACGCAGTCCTGAACAGTGATATTTGTCGGTGCAACGTAAGACGGACCTGTTGAATACACAAATACACAGTCGCCCCAGACATTAGAAATATTGCATTTGGAAATTGTTACATTCGAGCAACTAATCAAACTAATGCCTGCACCATTTTCTCCGTTTGTGGCGCTAATGTTATTTGTATAACCGCCGGATATGTAGCCGCCCTCAATGTTTATTCCTTTAATCTCAAAGTTTGACAAAGAGGTTGCAATGATCAACTGAGTGTTATTGCCACTGGTTTGTTTTCGTTTAATGGTTGCGTCACAATTACCGTAAAGACTTCCACCAGCCAAATTGATTGATCCACTTATAAGGTAAATGCCAGCAGGAAAGTAAACGGCCTTTCCGGTATTTACCGCAGCCTGAATTGCGGCAGTGTCATCCGTCACCCCATCGCCAACCGCGCCGAAGTCCTTGACGCTCACAACCTCGCGCAGCTTGTCCTGCACAGTGCGGGCGACTGCGCCGGTGCCTGCGGGGGTGTAGTTGGTCAGCGATGCGTCGCCGCCGATCTCCGCCAGCGACCACGACACGTCGGCAGACCCATCAATGACCTTGCCGGTGTTGCCGATGGTAAGCGTGCGGGCGGTGCCCCATTTGGCTGTGGTGATGTCCGCAGACCCGTCGAAGCTCGTGCCGTTGATCGTGCGGGCGGTTTGGAGTTTGGTGGCGGTGTCGGCGTTTCCGACCAGCGAACCGACAGCAACCTGCCATGACGACCCATTCCACACGCGCATTTCGTTGATGGCGGTGTTCCAGTAGAGAGCGCCGACCTGTAGCGCGTTGCCGTCGTTGTCCGTTACCGGATCGCTGGGCTTGGCCCCTAGGTAGCGGTCGTCAAACGCATCGAAGCTGTTGGCAGCAGCCGCTGCGGAAGCAGCAGCATTAGCCTCACTTTGCGCCGCAGCAGAAGCTGAGGCAGCAGCGTTTGCTGCGTATGTTTGGGCGCTACCTGCAGCAGCTAAGGAATCCTGAGCACTTGCTGCAGAGTTATTCGCAGAAGTTTGAGCAGAGCCTGCATAACTTGCAGCTTCATTCTTGAACTGCTCCGCCTGATTGCGAGCTACAAAAGCACCCTGAGCATCCTGCTTGTACTGGCGCAAGGTAAGCGCATCAGAATCATCCACAGCAGGGCCGATATTGCGCACGCGGTGTCCGTGCATGTCTATGTCGGTGTAGAAGTCCCCAACGAGGCTAGCCTCGGTAGCCTCTTGCGCGATATGCAGCACCTGCTGCAAGTCCTCGTCGAGAGCCTCAGCGGTAAAGGCAGAGCCTTTGCTGAAGTAGTGCCGCAGCTTGCTGAGGTCCGTGGTACGCTTGATGAGCACCTCGATGCCAGCAGGGATAGGCTCATTGAAGATGATGCGATCTTCGACGTCGCTGGCCCATTGCCAGTCGGTGTAAAGCTCTGAATTGATATATACGGCAATCTCGGAGCGGTCGAAGTAGTAGAAACTCAAATCAACCACTTGCAGAGAGCCGTCAGAAACAACGCGTTGAACACTGTACATATCAATCTCCTCTTGCTATTTCACGTGAAAGTGCATTCACGAAAGGGTTTGCAGCTAGAACCGGAAGCAGGGCAAGCGCTGCACTTCCTGCCTTTTCAGGGTCCAGCCCCACTACCCCTTGGATTAGGCGGATTCCCCTATCCATAGGAATGAGACCAGGTGCCCCGAGAGCATTTTGCTGTCCGGTAATCCACTTGAAGGGTTCAGAGAACAGGCCAATGGCACCCATCTGCGCAATGGCTACTTTCACAAGCTCATCGTCTGATAGGGGTTTCCCTTGGGTTAGCACTGCTTGTGCCTGAACAGTGACCATAGCTAATGGTAGCTGATACAACAGCACCAAAGCCATAGCCCCTGCACCCTCACGCATCAGCGTACCAGACATAATCTTGTTATGCGTAGCCAAGATGAAACTGCGGTACATGAAAAGGAACTTGCCTACGTTGTCAAAGACAGCGAAATGCGGCAAATCCCCAAGGCGGGCTTTCATTACAGCCTCGTCCATCATCCGCATGATTCCTGGGCGAACAGCATCCCAAACCTCTTCTGGCCAAGCATCAACAAACAGTCCATGCTTGTCTATGGTCCGCTTCAGCTCAGGCAGCACGCTTTCGGGTACGCCATACCGAGTAACGGCTTGGATTGCTTTCTTGTTACCCTGGGCCGCTAGGCGTAGCCTATCCACAATGAGATTGGCCGTAACTCTAGCGTGAAGGTGATGGATAGCTTTTAGGCCATTTGAGTACGGTACAAGCTGACCAGCACGCTGCATCCAGAGATGCGCCATGT